CTATAATACTCTTATTACCTATTAAGAAAATAGAACCTTCTTCCTATAATTCTCTTCTTTAAAACTAAACAAAACTGACGCAGATACTGAGAAAACTTAGAATAACTTTTTTATTTCATAGAACGCTTTGTAAAACGATTTTAGACACCATATGCTATGGGGTTAGCATAACCCACTCAAGTGTATTTTAAAGATTGACTGGAGCGAAGGAAACGGTACCTTTGTTGCTGAGCGGTGAGTGACATTTACGTTTTCGTTTGTTGGGAATGCTTTTGAATTCTTTTGCAGGTAAAAAGTTGAAATAGTATAGTTAGATATAAGATTAGTGTTAACTATTAATATGATATTTTTAGTATGCCATATTACTTAGAAAAAAATAATGTTGGGACCGAAGCGGTGTATACGTTAGGTGATGGTAAAAGCATGGAAATAACTTGGAATCAAGCATATCCAAGCAATCCATTAAATAAAATAGCATATAACATTTACGTATCAAATTCCTATGAAACAGTGTTTACGGAAGGTCCAAAATATATTTCTTATGAAGCCAAGAATTTTATTCGTTTGACGGATTTGATCCCTGGTCAAATGTATTATTTTGGTGTAAGACCAGTTGAATATAGTCCTATTTTATATGATCTTTCTTTATTACCAACATTTGGTGATTCAACATATTATCCAGAAAGTATTTTAAGAGATAATTTATCAATTAATGGATTGGAAATTAAGATGGTAGATACATCTGAATTTCCAGCTTCAGGATTTGTAAAAATAGGAACAGAAATTATAAAATACTCATCTAATAATTTAAGTTTAAATAATTTACTTATTTCAACATTATCAGATAGAGGAATCAATTCAAAAGTAAGAATGCATAATGTAGATGGTTATGATGGATATACATATCAACCAACTTATATTAAATATTACGTCCAAACAGAGGCTTTGGAATATGATCGTGTATTTAAAAACCAAAGTAGATTTGAATATCCAGAATATGCTTATACATCTGCAGATGGTTATAAACAAGTTACTTCAGATGATTTAACTTCTGATTTATCCGCGTCAGATTTACAAAATAAAGATTTCCCTTATCAAGATTATAAAGGGTATCGTAGAGTTGATCCCGTATTACTTATGACAGGTGTATGTGTTGGATCTTATATTGGTGGAGAACAATATTGTGTAGATGGTTATAGTGGAGTTGGAAGAACATTAAGAGGTTTTTCTTTGCAAGATAGAAACAATCAAAACCAAGAGGAGCTTCTTGAAATTGTTGGAGAGCCTGTTGTTTTATTACGTCGTGCTCACACAGGTATTCGTTGCAGTTGTTTTACTCCAGGGCGTGAGTCTCCACAATCAAGATGTGAGTATTGTTTTGGTACTGGTTTTATTCCTGGTTACAATCAATTCTTTTATGAAAGAAGGAGTGATGGCAGGATTCTAACAAGATTTTCTCCATCCAAAGAACAAGTTAAGTTGTCAGATTTGGGATTTGAATCTGAATTTTCAACAGAATGCTGGACGTTAACATATCCAACTATAAAAGATCGTGATATTTTAGTTAGATATGGAGTTGATGGTGAAGAAGAATTTAGGTATGAAGTTATAGATGTTGCTAGAAACAAAACAATTGTGGGTCAACAAGGTGCACAAAAAATGCAAGTTCAAAGAATAAGAAAAACAGATATTTATTATCAAATACCTGTATTTAAAGATAGCTCAAAGATACCGAGAAAAGTATTATTGGAGTTTGGTGGAAATAGTGCCGTACCTCCACACACACATGAAATTGTTTTGTCTGAAAATATCACAAATATAAGTCAAGTAAATCAAGTAAGTTCTATGAGTCAAGGTCATTCTCATATTATTAAAAATGGCTTAATTTTAGGAATTGGTGCGGGTAGTGCTTTGCAACATACGCATATCGTAAAACTTACATAAGGAAAAATATGGCAATAGGTACAAATAGCACTACAGTTGTTACTGTGGGTGAATTTAAAAAACATGTTGATGGTACAAATTATAAACATCAAGCAAGTCAAATAACATTAGTACCAACTGTAAGCGTATCTGGTACAACATATACAAATGTTCAATCTGTTATACAAGCATTATCTACAGGTGGATCTGGTAGTAGTGCAGATGGATATTTCACCTCTACTTATTTGCAATGGTTTCCAGTTGGCACTTTATTTCCATCTCAAGAATCTGTAGCGGGATTGGCGTTAACAAATCAAACAGTATCAGCAACAATTGGTTTTAACTGGTCTGGCGTATCCGCATATGAATATGATAGTTTGTATAAAGTATCAGCAGAAGTTTTAGCAAAAGATGGATATACAAACGCTGTATCTACATTTGATATTTCAGCAGTTTTTTTAAGATTAGGCGGCGCAGTAACAACAATTGAAGCTTCCTCTTATGATCATGAAACGCGTGGATCCAGCCCAACAACTTGGTCAGCAGTATTATCTTGGGATACAGGAACTCATAGACCTAAAGTAACTGTAACAGGTAGCGCAGATACTACAATACAATGGGCATCATTTATTTATGTAACTACAATGCCAATATTTCTTTCACTAACACCTTTATTTAGTTATTCTGCATTAGCGTGGGAATTGGATTTAACAGGTGATTTATTAGCTTCCTCTCAAATAAATTCTGCAGATTCTGCAGGTGGTTCTGGAAATGGATCAAGAATATTTACACCAGCTGGTGAGACAAATCCATCTGCTGGCACTTCTTTGGGTTCTCATGCAACTTATCAAAATGAAGTTGCAAATTTATGGTCATTTGGCGCAGTTACTCCAAATTTTGTGTTAGGAGATATCATCACTAATACTGCTTTTACATTAATTTGTTATTTGAAAGTTAATTCATTTGCTGAAGAAGGTAATTCATTTTCAAATGTTCCTTGTATACTAAAAACAGGTGGTGGTGATTATTTTGGAATTGGAGGTTATAATGATGGAACCAATAATAAAATAATAGCAGGAATATTTGACGGCGCCACCAAAAACACAAGTGTAAATTGCCCAACAGATACTCCAGTTGTTGTAGCATTTCGTATGGGTTCTGGAGAGATGGATATACGAACAAATTTAACAACTTGGTCAACACCAGTTACAGTTTCCGCTATTGCTTCTGTTGCAGATTATTTAATCAATTACTCTGGTGCAGCTGTACCTAGCTTAAATGCAGATATACAAAGATTATCTGTTATACCAAGCTATTTAACGAATACACAAGTTCAAAATATTATGGATTATTTACTAGGGTATTAATATGTTTTTAAAAAAAAGAAGACGTGGTAGTAAACCAATTGTTTATGGTGTGATTGGAAATGGTCAATCGTTATCAGTTGGTGATCGTGCAGGATCACCATTATATTCACCTTATTTTACAGGACCAGTTGCTGGTAGTTACATGTTAACAGATATAGCAAATGGCTTCACGAGTCCAGTATCAGATTGGATATTAACTGATATTCAGGAGCCTATGCGTGGGTCTGGTTATGGATCCATTTATCCTTTCAATGTTAGTTATCAAAGTCCACACACACCAATGGCTCAGTATCTTAACTTAAGTTTTGGTATAAATTCCGCTCATACATGCGCTGGTGAGAGTGGACAACCATACTCTGTAATTAAAAAAGGTGGAACTGGTAACTCTTATGCATCTTCTATTGCTGAAGTTCAAAGGTTTAAAAATTTATTTGATGCTTTAGGTATGAAGTATGAAGTTCTTTGTGTGATTTGGACTCATGGTGAAAGTGATTATGGTGATACAAGTTATAGTAATTATTTGATTGAAGTTCAAAATGATTACGAGACAGATATAAAAGCGATTACTGGTCAAACAAAAAGTGTACCATTAGTAATCACACAACCATCTGCAGGATTTCCAGTACCAGCTGGTGAATTTACAAATATACCAGATGAAATGTTAGAAGCTTATTTGGCGCATCCAGATAAGATTATTTTAGCTGGCTCTAAAACAGGTTTAGATTATGTTCCTGGTGATTATCATTTAAGTGCAGTAGGTACAACATTTCTTGGTTTTATGTATGCTATGTCTGTAAGACATTTGATTACAAGTGCTGCTACATTTACACCATTATACGCAACAAATGTTTCTTTAAATAGTTCTGGTGATAACCCTATAATTACTGTTACATTTAATAGAAATGTTGTTGAAGATGATTCTTTGTATTCTGGTATGCATACAGTAGAACATACAAGTTGGTTAAATGGAAAAGGATTTGAAGTAATAGATTCTGGCAATTCTGAATTAAGTATATTATCCACTGTTATATCTGGTAGTACGGCTACAATAACAGTAGATACGGGTACTCCATATCGAGTAAGCTATGCTTTATATGGAGATGGAAGTGGAACAATTCGAAGAGGTTGCATTAGAGATGATGATCCAGATAATTATAATTGGCTTTGTCAATTTAGTCATTACTTCTAACCATTTTTTTAACATATCACAAGGAGATTTATGGATCTAAGTACATTTACTGGTTGGCAATTTTTGTTTTTATCTACTTTTATCGCTGGGATTACTTTAGTGATTCGTAAAGTGATTGAGTATTATATTTTGGACAATCCTAATTTGCCTGGTGATAAAAAATCTAAAATATGGACTTCTTTGGTATTGCCATTGACACCACTTGTAATTGGTTGTTTGTTTGGTTGGTTGGTTTCTGGGTATCCATATCCAGAAGGGATCACACATGTAAGCGCCAGAATTGCATTAGGTATGGTTGCTGGTATGCTTAGTGGAAGTGTATACCGTGTAATCAAAGAGTTGCTTGTAAAGCAAGCGCCTGAAGCATTGCAATCAGATGAATCTGATAAATGATAGGTTTTAAAAATGACAAATTACCCTAATAGTTTAGATAATGACGTAACACTACCATCTGTAATTGATAATATTACAGAAAATGGTGCTGATGCTATTAACGCATTGAAATATGCTGTATTGGCTATGCAACAAGAGTTGGGTATAAAACCAGCTGGTGTGTTATCAAGTTTAGTTGAAAGATTAAATGTTTCATTTAATTCAGATGGAACATTAAAATCTTCTACATTAAATTCTTTAGGTGTAGCTACTTTACCAATTTATAATAATGAAGTTGCTGCTAGTGCAGGTATCTTAGAGTCTAAATTAGATTTAGATTATCCAACAGCACAATTACAAAATGATATTACATTGGTAAAATCACAAGCCGATAATTCAACGAGCTGGATATTTACCACTGGATCTAAATTACAACCACATATTTCTGGTAGTAATTATTATCATACATTGTCACATATTTTAGTTTCAAATTTAACATCAGATTATTTTAAAAACAAATTTGGTGTAAATAGAAATAATACAAATTCTTTTGAAGTTTTAAAAGATTTAAATGCTGATTTTGTAGATCATCAACAAAGTGATGGCACAGGTACATCAAGCGCTGTACTTACAAAGTCAGGAACTTCATTTCCTTCTTCTTATGCTCATTTTGCGGGTGGTATTTTTATGGATACCACAAGGTTTGGGTATATTCCACAAACAAATAAATCTTTACAATCTGTTGTAGAGTTTTTGGATAATTCCTCAGTTTTCTTATATGGAACTCGTGTACAAAATCTTTATTCAAATGGTATTTCAAGGATATCAAGATCCGCTGATATTACAAGAGATGGGTATGGAAGTTCCATAGTATCTGATGTAAGAGCGACAACATTTTTACGTAATACTGGTGCAGCTTCTTATCCAGTAGATGATATTGAATTTGGTGATGACATTATTCAACTCACACCATCTGGGGCAATATTAACAAGCCATCAATTTGACCATCAATTTTCTTTAATAAAACCTGGTGATATTATCAAGGTTAATTATGGTGGTATTGAGCTGGATTTTCTTATTAAAGAAAAGAAATATTTACAATCTGGTGGCAATAAAACATTTATTGTTAGAATACATGGTAAAAACTTAAAGTATACAACATCGGCATCTGTCACAATATCAAAGCCACTTGTTAATGATAATAAGTTTGGCGCATTATCTGTATCTTCTGTTGAAAATGATTTTTCTTTTAAACCAAGTTTGATTGCAGCATCACCAAGAAGTGCAATGGTATGTGGTATTGGTTTTAATTCAAATTTAATTACAAATACAAATTATAATCTTTATTTAGCATTTTATCCAACAGGTAATCCATCAGATGGTTATGTTACTTTACCAGCTATTGATGTTACTGGTGATTTAGGTGTTTCTGCAGGTAAATATACTTTAGACTCTATTGTTTCATCTACAAATGAATCTTTTAGACAAAATGGATACAATCTAAGATTCCAAGCTTATTCTTATAAAGGTGAATTTGGTATTACAATGACAGATCCAATAGGAAACTCTTCGTTTTCTATTATTTCTGGTATCATTGATTCAAATGGTTTTTATGATCAAATAGCTTCTGAGTTTACATATCCAAATAATGTTATTGGTTTATTTAATTCAGGGTCTATTTTAGCAAAAGATGGTTTGGGTTTTGGACCTTCCAAAGGTAACTTTGCAAGTCCATTGCCCTTAACAACATATGGATCTCCAGAGCAAGCTTATTTACCAACAAAGATATTTGCCCCATTAACTAGAAATAATTTTTATGTTAATGCAATAGAGTTAGATCGTTTATCAAAAGATGTAGACCAACTTAATGATGAGTATGGTGATGGTTATTGGCGCGCAGAATTGATCGGTAGAAATGTAATACCTGGAGTACGTGTTGGTGTTACTTATCGTGTATACCAAGATTTATCTACATCTAAATTGGAACCAGGTAAAACAATCACGGTACAATCTGCTGGTTTTGGTACAATTATAGACTTTGGTAGATTTATTATATCTAATGTTGATTATACAAATTGCAATACACTTGGTTACAGTGATATTACATTGTATGATGCAATTCATGCAAATGGATCATCACCAGCTGTTTCTTTAGGTTCCACTGGATTTGGCTCAGGTAATGAAAAATATGTAAGACTTTATTTTGGTGATGATTCTATTGGATTTAATTCAGAGAATTCTGCTGACAATTCTGTTGTTGGTCCATTCAAAAGATTCTTTGAAGTTTATGTTGATCAATTTGGAAAAACATTTACTCATGAAAAAGCAAGAATGTATCTTGGTGCAGGCTCTCTTTCTGTAAATGGTAGTTCATTGGCTGGAAATGCTTACGCTTCATTTGGAGATATTACTTATGTATCTCCAAAATTCAAAGGTTTTACATCAGGTCAAATTAAGAAAATAAAATTAAATGTAAGTTTAAATACAACAACTGGTGTTGTACAAGGTTATTTAAGTTTAAATGCATATCCTGATTTATCTCACAATGGTCCAACTTCAATTGGTAGAATTGGTGAGAAAATAAGATTTTATGATGAATCAAATCTTGATTATATTGAGATTATATTTAAAAATGATCAAGTATACTCTACATTTTCTTTACAAAATATTGATATCCAAATTTTTAGCAGTTTAGCAAATGATCAAGATATCATGCAAATTGCAACTTGTCAGTTAAATGATTCAACAAATAAAGTTGAGCATTTAACTGACCAAAGAGAATTTGGTAATACAAGTGAAAAAGATTTAACAACATCAGCATTAGATTACATTGGTTCAACAGGTAAACACACAAATATAAATGGTGTGTTAAAGGGATTTGAATTACAATCCAGCGCCTCTAATCCATATCAAGGTCAAATATTATTTAAAGGCGGTAGTGCATTAGTTAATGGTAAGATCGTACAAAAAGATACAGATTTTGTATCAATACCATTGGTTAAAGAAGTTGGTTTAATTGTACCACTAGATATTAAATGGGCAATTTGCATCAATGATAAAGCTGACTTTGTTGTTTATCCATTATTGGAAGGTGCATCAGGTACAGAACGTGTAATGCACGTAATCAATCTTTTAACATCTCAAAATTATGATTTAACAGCATATCTTTTTAAAGATTTAGTTGATAGAAAAGATTTGTGTGTATTGTATACTGTTTTATCAAATATAACAATACCTTCAAACTCACAAAGCCTTGTAATCAAAGATGCTCGTAGATTTGCTTATAATTCAGATACATCTGGTTTCGCAAAATATGGTGATAAAGAATTTGGTAATTATAGAAGTGCCGCCTCTCTTTTAGAGTGGATGGCTTTAAAACCAGAACTAACAACAGCACAACTTGGTGGCTGTACTTATGAAACAATTACAAGTGATGTAACTATTGGTGGACATGCTACCTTAAAAGAAGTTGATGGTCAAAATAATTCGTTTATTCGAATGGTTGCGCCAGCATTTTATAGCTCACCAAATTTACATATAAAGAATAATATCATTTTAAAGAATGTTTCTTTATCATTAGAGGAAGCAACTGTTGTTTGTGCGGATGCATTAACAAATGTAACATTTGAAAATTGTACAATTACTGTAGGTACACCATCCACAAGTAAATATGGTTTATATGATACAATCTTCAATCTAACAAATGCAAATAATATTAGATTTATCAATAATACATTTGATATTTACTTTATAGATTCTGGATCTGGAAGTGATAATGGTGCTGCCTTTAAATTCACTAACTGCTCAAATGTTTTATTTAAAGGTAATACAGTTAATGTAACTTATAATACATCAGATACAGGTAATGTATTTGAAGGTGTGTCAAGTTCAGTGAAATTTGAAGACAATATAATTACCACAAATTCAAAGTGTGCAGTTAAACATGTAAACACAAATATTGACATGTTTAATAATACTTTAAATGTAAGTTACAATCCATTTATTGCTGGTGACGGTTATTACTCACAAAGCAATTTTATTAATCATAAAATTGGTTATGTAAAAGGATATTGTTCAGTGCCAGTAGATTATGTACGTGTGAATAATAATAAGTTTGTTTATACAAATACATCTGGTTCTTATTTAGATCGTAACTCTTATTTTGTATATGAGTTAGGTGCAGCAGGATCTTCTGTTAATAATTTTGAAGCAAATGATAATACATTTATAAACACAAATGCATTGTCTAGCAATACAGTATCTGAATTTGATGTAAGAGGTTTAATTGCAGTTGTTAACTCTTATTTTACATCAGTGCTTAATGAGGGTAATCTAAATACAGATAAACCAACAATCAAACACCTATCAATATCTAATAACTACTCTGATCAGTATGGTACAATACTTGTTAGTAGTGCATCTAAATTAACAGATAATAATGTTGAATATATACCAAATCCAGGATTATCTGTTTCAGGTGAAATATCAAACAATAAGTGTGGAAATATTGGATATTGGGTTGCTTCAAAGAATATAAATAATTCAAAGAAATCACAATTAAAAATATTTGGTAATATTTGTAAAATGATCGCTTCTATGAATCATAAAGGCTACATCTACAAACCAATGGCATTAAAATCAAATGGAACCATTGAAACATTGATGGTTAATCATTATACAGGTCAAGTATCTATTGAAGATAATACAACATCTTGGATTGTTGGTGGACAAGCATTAGGTAATTCTTTTAATATCATTTCTGGTAATGAGTTATTTGCATACAACAATTCTTATAGAGTAAAATTCAATAATACAGATGGTTACTATCATATTGGATCTTTGACTGGAGACAATGTAGCTATTTACAATATTGGTACAACAGATCTAACTGATTCAAAAAATATCAATTGTGTAATCAAAGACAATAAGTTAAACAAAGGCGAGATTGTAGACGCTTTAGGTGCTGTTACTTCCACATATGTTTATGAGTACTCAGGTATTTGTACAAATGTTAGTTGTGACATATATGGTAATACAATTGACTTTGTAAACAATCAAGATTTTAACGGTACAATGGATGCTAGAATTGTAGTATCAGCGTTGAATTTTAATATTCATCATAACACAATACTTAATACAAGACCAAATGGTAGCAGTACTAATTATTATATGCTAATTACTGGGTATGCGAACAAATATGTTACAAATCCATATGGATTTATTGTTGACAATATATTTGAAAATCCAAAATATAATAACGCCACTGATGATGGTGCTTTTAGTTCAACCATTGTTGGTCGCATTAATGTTAATTTTTTTGATTATGAAGATATTGATAGGGTATTTGATCAAGTAACTGCAGAAAGAAATAAAAATCAATCTAAACAAAAATTGATTCAATTATCTGGTAACTCTTATGGTGACAACAATGGCTCCGAAAAATATGGTGTTTCTATTAATGGTTCACCAAATAAAGTAACTGTAGAAACTGGTTCATACAAAGATATTGTTAATTCATTTGGTGATACATATTTTGGATATTATGCAAGCAAGATATCTTTAGAAGAGGCATTACCAACAAATGTTAAACCAACAAGTATATCTGGGTCTTTATTAAAAGGCGCTGGTAATGTTAATGATATTATATATGTTAATTATAGGGTGGAACAAGTGATTAATACAATTGATTCACCACAAACACTTTCTACATTTTTAACAGATGTAACACCACCTACATTTACACCACTTACTGAATCAGTGACATTATCTTTGTCAAATCCAGATACAGGTGTATTATTAAATCAAACGCAGTCATTATTAGCATATAACTTTAGAACAAATAAAAATAAAGAATTAAGACTTACTTTAAGTGGTGGTTTTGTTCAAAATGGCGCGAATGGTATTACTTTAGAAGTATCTGCTGCAGTTTTAATATATCGTTGGTAATAAAAAATGGGAGCGAATAATTTATTTTTAGGTGACATAAACAAAGTTTTTGGTTTAGTACAATCTTCAATGATTGTTTATCCAAAAGAAATGATTATTGCTACATTAAAAGATTTTTTCTCACAAGATACATACTATCATTATGTAAAAGATGAATGGGGGTTTGCAAAAACCCCAAATCACCTTGACTTACCATTAGGTGCTGGTGTGAATGATAATATTACTTCAAGAGTATTTATTGGTGAATCATTTAGACAAGATAAGTCTTTTTATCCAGCTATTATTGTAAAGTCATCCTCTTCAAAATCAGTACCTGTTTCTATTAATAGAAATTATGGTAAAATAGAATATCAAGATATGTTGTTTGAAGATGGTTATGGAAATTCTAAAACAATAAAATATCCAATGCACTTTGTAACAGAAGGTGCATTTGAAGGTGGTATTTCAATTGAAATAAGTGCCAGATCTATGCGTGAAAGAGATGATTTGGTAGAGCGTGTAGCTATGTGTTTCACAGAGATTTATTTTAATGACTTGGTTGATGTTGGTATTATTATTAAGCCACCAGATATTGGCTCTCCATCAGAAAATGATGATAGAAAAGATAAACTTTTTAAAACACCAGTTTCTTTAAATATAAGAACACAATGGAAAAGAGTGTTTCCAATAAAAAATATTATCGATACTATTATATTTTCGATTGAATTCCAGGATTTAGTTAACCCAAATTCAGTGCCAGCCGCAAATTTAACAATAAATACGGACATATCATATACAGATATGATCCTAAACATATAATAATCAAACATTTAAAAAGAGATTTAGATATAAAGTTTCAATCTTATCATAAGGACATATCAAATGCCAATTCCTGGAGCTACAAATTTACTACCTGGTGCGTACTCTGACGTTGTAACAGACACTCAAGGTGTTTCTGTTTCTGTTAGTGGACGTGTTGCCGCGCTTATTGGCGAGGGCTCAACGGATGAAGTACTAGTCTCTGCTGCTCTTGGTGGTGGCAAAGATGGTTTAAACTCATCATATACATCCAATCAAAACTCTGATAGCCGACACTTTCAGCTATCTCTTGCACCACTTGTTGAAAACAGAACAAAATTGTTTAAAAATGGCGTGCCACTTTCCATACTTGAGTCTACAATTGATTCTAATCCATTTAGTTCAAGATATGATGCACGTGTTGATCCAGAAACTGGTCGTATTGAATTACAAACAGCTTCTTTGGTTGATCAAGGTGGCTCAAATTATACAAAATTAACAACAAATATTGGCGTGGGTTCTTTATCAGGCTTAGCTTTACTTAATGTAAATGCTACAACTGAAACTTGGACAATCCGCTGTGTGTCTGTACAACGTGATTCTGGTGGGCTACCTATTGCAAAGACTGCAAGATTTTTAGCATTCGGATCTGTATCTGGAACAAAACTTGATGCAAATGGTAATCCAATCATCTGGGTTTCTGATGGTTATACCTCATCAAATAGTGTACTTAGCTTTGCAATTGTAGAAGATGTTAGCGCTGCCACACCATTCCGCGATGGTGATGCATTTGTTATCAAAGTTAAATCAGGTGCTCTTAGTAGAGGGGATTCATTATCTTCAAATTATATTGGAGTATCTACACTTAATGATCCAGTTTACCTACAAGGCTTAACACAAGTTGTTGCTCGTCATGGTTCTATTACAACAGACAATACATTATCTCTTGCAGCACAATTGGCATTCGCTAATCAAGCACCAGGAGTATTAACAGTACAAGCTGCACCTGCAATGCCAAGACGCGTATCTTATGATTTGGTTGATTCTTTTAACGCAACATCTACAAATATTGATGACTTTTTATTTGCATTACCTTATGGTGTTATTCCAAGTTTAAATTCATCTATCCATTTCTTTGAAACCAATTTAGCTACAGGTATAGAATCACAAGTATTACCAAATAAATATGATTATTATCAATTGGGTGAAGTTGGTAAACCAAGTATATCAACATTTACACAAAGTTCAACTTCAGTTTCTAGTGGTGGATACTCTTATTCATATACAGTCATTGAACAAGCGGCTGCTCTTACTTATGGTTTAGATGGTTATGTTGCCAGAGTGTTGCCAGCTTTAAATAAAGGTGTGTTTTCAACAGCATCATTAACTTTTGATGCAAGTTATGTTGGAAAAACATTAAAAGTAATTGATGGAACAAATGTCGCAAATAACGGTTCTTTTGTGGTTGATTCTGTATCAAATGGTAAGTTGTATTTCACAGTTTCTTCCTTTGCAGATTTTACAAGTGGATCTGGTGTAACATTTGCGGCAATAGATCCAGCAACTGGATTGGTAATGGCTTCTAGTTCAGGTACAGATGGTGTTTTAACAGCTTCTGTTGGTACAGGTACAGCCACACTTTCCAGCGCCGCAGTTGCTTTTAATACTGCATTAACTACACCAACAAATTATCGTTTAAGAATCTCTGGATCTGCAACAAATAATGGTTTGTATGATATTACATCTTACAACTCAGGAACAGATACATTAACAATTTCAAAAGCAGTTGTTATTGAGTCTAACCTTCGTTATGAAGTTCTTGATTCTAATAATGTTAGTTCTTATGTTGTTGTTAATAAAAATGTTGTACCTACTGGACATTCATTGCGTGTAACAATCATTGATGATCGTGATGCAGCATTCTACGATCCAGGTTGGGTAAATGCCTTAGAATCTCTTGAGGCTGTTGAGTGTGACATTGTAACAGCATTTCCAAAGCAAACAATTTCCGCTGTATTTCAAAATGTAGTTTCTCACTGCAAAGCAATGAGTTCAATTGATAACAGAAAAGAAAGAGTTGCAATCATTGGTGCAATCAATGGTTTAACTCCAGATAATCTCACAGGTGTGAAAGCAGCTGCTGTAGAAGATCTCGGTGTATTAGAAGGTATCCAAGGCGATTCTGTAACAGAAGTATTGTCTGGTAACATTGAAGATTTAACAGATTACTCTGTGCCGGCGGCTTATGGTAACACATACCGTGTTATTTACATGGCTCCCGATCAAATTGTAGTTAATGTGGGTGGACAAAACACTGTATTGGATGGTTTTTATCAAGCGGGTGCTTTAGCGGGTTATTACTCGGCACAAACAGCAATTGCAACACCAGCAACCAATAAGCCACTTAGTGGCTATACAATTCCACGTAGCCGTAGATATTCAACTTCAACATTAAAAGCTTTAACATCAGCTGGTGTATTTGTATGTCAACCAGTAGCTGGTGGTGGTACTGTTAAGTGGGGTCTTACAACAACACAATCTGGCTTTATTGAAGAAAGAGAAGCGAGCATTGTATTTATTAGAGATAATATCGCTAAAACACTCCGTGCATCTTATGATGATTTTGTTGGTCAACCAGATTTGAATGATATCCAAGCTTCTATGCAAGCAAGATTGATTTCTGTATTGAGTTCTATGCAACCATCTAAAATCACACAATACAAAAACCCTGTGGTAAGGCGTGACCCAACTGATCCAACCACATGGTTGGTATCTGTAAAAGTAATGCCAGTCTATGGTGTTAATTTCGTTTACATTCAAGTTGCAGTTGGACAAATTTGATAAAAGGTGATTTATGGCGGTAGAACCCAGAAACAGAAATACAAACTCAACTTTAAGTTCAGGAAATAACAATACAACATCAGTAGACCTTTCAACAAATATTATCATTAAAGTTGGTAATGTTCGTGTAGGCGCAATCAAAACAATCTCTGTTAGTGAAACAAGAGAAATTGCAATGATTACAGAACTTGGTCATGACGGAGTGATAGATTCTGTTCCAAAAAGTCATACAATGATTTCGGGTCGTATAACCCGTATACGTTTTGACAAGCTACGTTTATTCGAAGCTTTTGGACGCGGATTCGTTCATTTGAAAGCTCAAAGATATCCATTTGATATCGAGATTATTGACCGTAATGAAAATGATGACTCAAATAAAATCATTACAACTGTTAAGAACGTTTGGTTTAGCTCACTAAATTATACACTTTCAGATAGTGACTGGATTATTGCTGAGGATTCTGATTATAAAGCTGAAACAATTTTCTCTACCAAAAATGGTGGAAACGTTGCTACAGGTGGAAAGATCAATGTACCTTATTACACAAATATTGTTGAAAGAGTTGTTGACTCTGGCGATATTCGCGGCTCCATGTCAGCAGGTGATTTAATCAACTTGCTTACAAACGGGGAAAGCGCGGGCACAATATTTTGATTTAAGTTTTATATGATTTTATCAAGGAGCAGATATATTATATCTGCTCCTTGTTATTTATAGGAATAATATGTATAATGATGATAACGATGTAATTGTGATTAGCGATTTATACGATGAATATAAGGGCATTTCTAATGAAGATCATTTTAAATATGAATTAACTTTAGAAAATATTGTCGTAGAAACAAAAATAAGTAACGATGATAAAATAAAAGAATTAGTTATTATTAATGTAATAAAGGAAAATATTTTATGAAAGAATATGTTGTTGAAGATGCAAGTTTTGAGAGTGTAGTAAAAGATGCTAAAGAAAACAAGTCAAAAGGTATTTACAAAATAGATCAAGATGCCAAAAAAAGAATAGAAGTTTTACTTGGCTTATATAAAGAAGAAAAATATGTTGTTTTTAATAATATAACTTATACATTACAAACACTTTCTTTAAAAGAAACGAAAGAAATATTTAGCCATATGGGCAAGTTGGGTCCAATAACAAACCTTGTATATGACTCTGAGTTTCAGAAATTAACTTTAGCACGTGGTATTAAAGAAATAGAAGGTATTAATTTCTCCAATTATATTGGTGTTGAAGAATATCCAGCCGATGTGCAGGTTTCTTTTAAAGAACAAGTAATTAATGATATGGATGTTTCGGTTATTTCCCATTTAATGAAAGAATGGGCTGTTTTCTCAAAAGAACATGATGAAAAATATACCATTAAAAACGAAGAGACTTTACAGGAAGTAGTTGAAGATATAAAAAAATAGTAAAGGAGCCAGAATACAGATTTATCTGGTTCCTTGAACAAAAGTACAATTGTGATGCAAGTGATCCTAAAATAAAAGATATGGATCCAATAAAAAAAGCTTGGATATTTCATAATTGGATTGAAGATAAAAACGAACAAATTGAATTAACCAAAAATCAAATATATTTAATGGCATCATTCGTGAATCCAGAGGCTGTTAAAAAACTATTGAATAATGATGGTGTTCATACATCTGATGATAAAGACTTTGAAGAATCTTTAAGAATGGTTAGAGAATCTGATCCAGAAACTCCACCTCAAGAAGTAAAGAAAAAACGTAGACGACCAAAGGTTTAATGGATGGCTGATAATAACATTAATCAAGCAGTTGCTGAAACAGATGCACTTACAAAATCCCAAACTGAAGCGGCTGGTACAAGCCAAACATTAGGTAATGTTTTGGTTTCTACTGGTTTGCAAGCAGCTGGATTCGCAGATACATTGAAAGATGCATCTGGAAAAACCAGATCTTTTCATGAAGATTTAACTTCAATTACATCTGGTTTTTCTAACTTATCAAAAGTAATACCATATGTTGGTAATGATTTATCCAAAGTATTTAAAGCGTTGGGTGATAATCCATTTTTCCAAGGAGTTGCAAAATCTGTTGATACTACAAATGCATTATCATTATCTTTTATTAATGCTGCGGCTGCATCTGGTAAATTTAATGAACAACTTAAAGCATCTTCTGCGGATAAAGATGGTTTTAATTTTGCAGATGTTAATGATTCTTTATATCAATATCAATCTATTATTGGTGCTGTAGCTTCTCGAACAGGTGTGTCACGTAAAGAAACCGATAAACAAGCAGAGAGTTTATCACAATTATCTGGTGGATTAACAAACGTAAATTCTTTACTAAGTATAAATGGTCAAAATTATACTGCATTAGAAGCAAGTATAAAATTAGCTTATTCTACTGGATTAAGTTTTGCTGAAGTAACATCTACTTTAAGTGATAGATTATCTAAAGTTTCAAGCTCAAAATTTCAATTACAAACAGATGAAGAGTCTATAAATAAAGCATTAAGATATGTTTCTGTATTGGGTGATTTAAGTAAAACAACACAAATACCAATAAAAGATTTACGCTCCGCTATGGATGGGATATCTACTTCATTTAGTATGATGGGAGATGTATCTGGTAGTTCAGCGAAAATTGTTGCCGATAACTTTGATCGTATGAGAGAAGCTGGTTTAACATCTGCCCAATCTATTTCTATGATTCAAAATGTTACGAATAGCATTTCTAGTTTAAATGTAGCGCAAAGAGCATTCCTATCAAGTCAAACGGGTGGTCCAGGTGGATTACGTGGAGCATTTGAAATTCAAAAACTTATCAAAGAAGATAAGCTTGATGAAGTTTATGGGAAATTAGAACAATCTTTGAAAAAGCAATTTGGAAAAATTGTTTCATTTGAAGAAGCAACCAAAAGTGAATCAGCGGCAGCACAATATCAAAAGCAATTAACAACATTGCGATCAGGACCATTTGATGGTTTGGCAAAAAGTGAAGGTGAAGCAGAACGCTTATTAGATGCTTTAAGCAAAGGTAAAGGCGGTGCATCCAATTTCGGTGGATCATTGAATAAAGAATTTGATATTGGTTCTCAAATTTCCAGTTCATTAAAAACAACAGTTTCTCAATTGAAAAATACAATTGAAAATGAATCTGTTTTATCAGCATTAGATACTTCAAAATCCGTAAGAGGATCTATGACTTCATCTTACGGTGATGAGAGCTTTAAAATGGCTCAAGGTGAAATTGATCGAAAAAATCTTGATTTGAGTTTAAATGCACAATCAAAAACACGTGGTGATTTAGTTTCTACAAATAGAAACGCACTTGTTACAGAGGGTACGTTAATCGGATCTGCTGCGAAAGATTTTGAAACAAAGTTTGCTACAGAAATATTAAAACCAACAAACGAAACTATAGCTAATTTAACATCTAAATTACATGACGCAACAAAAGCTGAGGCATCTGCTTTAAAAGAATCAATTGAAAAATTAAAAGAAGAAAAAAATGAATTTATAAAAACAATTTCTAGTTTTCCAAATTTTTCAGAATTAATATCAAACAAATTATTCAAGTCTGTTGACAAAAATGAAATAACATCTGCTACAGAATCAAATATATCTAATATGACAAAAGAAAAGGGACCAAGTATAGACCAAATAGGTGAGGAAGCTCAAAAAATACAAACACAAGCTTCAACACAAAAAATAACTGTAGAAGTTCAACAAGTTTGTACAGATTGTGGAAAAAGACATTCTGACGGTCATGTTAAATCCGTCTACAATCCAACAGTGGGAGGTTGAACATGCCATCTTTAAAAGAATTAATTAAATCAGCAGACACAGATTCATCTCAAGTTGTCACAAAAGTTGATCAACCTTTATCAAGTGTTGGTGGATTGCCATATGCATCTGTAGTAAATGAAAGACCCATCTACAGTGTGAATGATAGAAAAGTTATACATATTTTCCTACCACAAATGGGTGTGTTTAAATTTTTCATAAATCCAAAGCAAATCAATTATGGGTACTCAAAGATAACCAAATCTGTTCAAACAAAAGGCGGATTCTCTAATCAATATTGGGGGGAGTCTTTACCAACTTTAAAGATACAAGGAACAACAGGGTCTTCTGGTATTGAAGGTATTAATGCTCTTTATGAGGCTTATAGAAGCGAGCAATATGCATTTGACCCATCTGGCTTACTTTTGTCTGAACAAGCGTTTAAAGCGCCATTAGAGATCGCTGCAAAGAACATTATCGACTCCTCATTGAATGTAGCAAACTCAATTGCATCTGGAGGTAATGCTGGTCAATCAATTGGATCTTTATTCTCAGACGCATTATTACCAAACAACAGTACAATTTATCCAGATCCACCAACATTAGCTCAACTTGCTTTTTCTGTTGAAATTTATTATTCAGGTTGTGTGTACCGAGGTTGGTTTGAAGACTTTAGTCATACCGAAGATGCAGATAATTTTTTGCATAATTATAACATAAGCTTTAAAGTCACCCAAAAAAGAGGGTATAGATTGAATTATTTGCCATGGCACAAAAGCCCCATTGGCGCGCCACATGATTCCCCTTATTCATTTGAAGATGATCGCAGTTATACAACCACACAACCAACAATAAATTATACAACCTTACCAACTACTGGTGTTAAAAGACAAGTTACACAACTTCAAAGAAATGTTACAGGAAGATAATGAATAAATTCAAAGACTTTATAGGTTTTTTTGGAGATCAAATCAATTCTCAATTTGGGTTGGGTGAGAATAAGAATGCTTCTTTTTCTAATTTAACTGGTGATCAAAATTTTTACAATAAAATAAGTGACTTTTCAAATGTCATTGATAAAACTGAGCAAAGAGATTATGTAGAGGAAGGTTTTTTAAGTAATAACTTTCTAAGCAAACAAGCAAAAAGAAAAGATGTTATTTGGAATGCTCCAGAGGCAACCGTTCTTGTTAAAAAAAGAATGTTTTCTTCTTTAAAGCAAAATTATAAAGAAGAGTATCTTGATAATGATGAATATATATTTACGCAAGCTTCCAAGAAGTTATTTGCAAACAAGTGCCAACAAATATCATCTTATGAAAGATTGAACAAATTAAAAAATGTAATAGAGGTGGATAACTATATAGATCCATCATTACTTCCACTTGTTTTTGACTCGTTGAAATCATTAAAAAATGATATATCAAATTCAATTTATCTAAATCAAGGAGTATCTTCAACATTTGATTCTGTAATTAGCTCTGTCAAGCAAGCAATGTTGTTTTATGCTCAAAATAAAACCACCACATGGATTGCAAGATCTGCTTTAAGTAATGGTTCTTTTAAGGGAATACTTTCTAAGTCTCTTCAAGACAATGGTACTGGAGTTATTGAGCTTACTAATTTTACAAGTATATCTACTTCATCTGGCGTTTCATTTGATGAAATGAATTCTTGCACAATTGATTTGGATGATCCTTATGAGTTGTCTATTATTACTGAAAATGATATTGAGAAAGCAATATCAGATGTATCAGGTTTTAAAAATGGAAACATTGCTAAGATAGGTTTAGAAAATTTCAACTCTTTGATTGAACAAAGAACAATTGCATTATCTGGATTACGCGCCAATCGTTCAGCTGCACAAATTTCTTTTAACTACTCACCCAATGTTATTTTTGGTAAAAAGATGATTTCTTTTATCAATCATATGGGTAACCCATTAGAGATTTTGTTTGATGCAGATGGAATATCTGCAAATGCAATAGGAGCTATTGTTGGTGATTCATCATTGATTAAAGTGTATGATGATTATTTGGTAGGTTCAGAATTGTTAGGTAATAACGGTTTAAATAAAGATGAATTATCTTTGTTTAAAGATATTGTATCTTTGTCTTATAAAAAAATGTCTTTGGAATCAAGTACAGAAAGCAATGTTCGTTTGTACAATGAAAAGACAAATTATATAAGAAGAAAAATGAATTTGCATTACTTAGGTAAAACAATTATTCAACCCATGGATCAAGTTCATATTTACTTTAAATCAAATCAATCTCGTGATAATAATTTATTAACAGGAATCCGACAAACATTAAATGGTCAAACATATTTTGACAAGTTAGTAAACATATCTTCAGATTTAAAGAATTCATTATCTATCTTTGGTGTAAAGTCTGAGGAAGTAGATATAGAGAAATCCATATTTGGTTATCCAGATATGCCAAATTCTATTTGGTCTCTTTATAGAAATTACTATGTAAAAGATTCAGCTGGCACACATGTTTATGCTGGGCTTGTAAATAGATCAAATAGCAGATACAATAATGGTTTTTTTGGTTTAAGCATTTCGTGCTCTGACATGAAGGAGTATTTAAACAAAGGTAAGATTAACTTTAATCCTGGTGTTGATCAATTTAATGGGTCTTTTTTTGATCCATTAACTCCATTTAAAACTTCATTTGAAGATATATCTAATAATTCTAAAACACCAGAGTTCCTTGATATCAATAAAAAACTTCTTAAAGGTAATTATGAAACAAGCTTAGTAAAAGCGAAGTTTGGTAATAATTCTGGAAAAAATGTAACAACAACAAATTTTATTTCTGATTCAATACCAGATTCAAGTGGTAAATTAAACAATGTTTTTTATGCTCCAGATGGTTTGCTTTATCGTTGGAAAGAAGGTATTTCTGTTCTAACACAATATGGAAATTCACAAAGTTATAATAATTCTTTTTATGTTGGAAGATCAAGAATATCCAAAAGTCCATTTAGTGGACAAGATATTATTAATGTTATATCATTGTCAGTAACAGGAATTCCTTATAACTATTATACTTATTATAAGGCAACCAAACAATTTGGAAGTTCATCTGATTTGTTTTATGCAGGTTTGACAAATGATTTGATTAAATCCAATCAAATGTGGGGAGACTTTGTTCCTTTTAAAAGCCAATCTGTAAGTCAAGCAGATGTTGTTAATTTATATACAACACAGCAGAATATTACAAATGATAATGAACGCTTGAATGAATATATAAACCAAGTTCAATCTATTAAGTTTATTTTACAAAACTCAGGATTGAATAAAAATAATGAACTTGTTAGAAGTGATGCTGATATCAATCAAATAAAAGAAATTGAAGAAACAATTATATCATTGTCTCAAAAAAATTCAGAGGCTTTAAAGAATGATAACTTTAAAGTATTTGGAAATGATGTTGAGCTTTCTTTGGAAGATGAAGCTTACTTTGGATCTTCCAAAGATGCGACACGCAGAAAGAAATCAGCGTTAAGTATTTTGAGAAAAACAAACGCTTTAACAAGAAGGGTATCACGAAAAGTACGTGAGAATAGTGATGTTAATTTGTTTATTGTTGATGATGAGTATGATCAAAATATTGACATTTCTGTTTTTGAAAAAGAATTACAAACAGCTATACAACAATACAATTCATCAAGTAGTTATCTAAGCGTGAAAGATCAAATTAGCTTAGTTGCAAATTTACTTCATATGGAAGTTTATTGTGATACACAAGGTCATATACGAGCTAGGTTTCCAAAGTATAATAAAATACCAAGTTCTGTATTTTACAGAATGATTGCTGTATCACGTGAAAGAGGAATACGTTTATTTCCAAAGTTCTTAGAGAATCTTTTTCAAGACCAAATCACAAATCAATTAAATCAACTTTCTATTTTAGAAGATGAGATACGTTTGTATGGTGCGTTATTTTTCTCACCAAATCCAAATTCAGATACTGAATTGGTTCAACAAATTAATTATAGTCAAGATGGTAAGTTATCTTCATTTTCTTTTGTTTCAAATGCATCTGGTTCAATCAATTACATTGAGCTTTTGAGCGGTCAAACTTCAAGATCCGATGATTTGGAAAAAGCTTTTTCTATTACATTTGATCAGGTGAAAAATCAAAATAATATAAAATCATTATTATCAACATCGCAATTGGCAACAACTGTTTTAAATAACGTTGAAGTTTTTATTAGAAACAATGTTACTACAGATAATTTATTTAACAATTATGTTAAAAATACCTTACAAAGGTTAGAGTTAAAAACAGGTCAAAATATAGAAACATCATTAAGAAATGAATTGGTTGGTAATGCCACAAATAATACAAATCCAGTTAAGTTTAATTATGTTTTATTGTTAACAAAATTACAAACCTCAATTGCAAATCGTCAGAAGTCAATTAAAATTCTTTTTAAAGCATTTCAAAAGCTGCAACAAGGCAGAAGAATTGATCAAAACAATTTATCAACAAGCATCCAATCTTTTGCAAGTAACTTTACAAAAGAAGATGAAAATGGTTTAAATGATTTTTATGCTGGATTAATAGAAGATGAAACATATGATGATCTTGGACCAAATTCAGGTAAAAGATACATTATAGATAATGCTCAAATTCTTTCTTATGATATTGCTGAAAATAAACCAAATTACACATACATTGAAGTAGCTGGTGTGCAAGGTGACTTTGCTTCAGGTTCATTGCCAAATTCAGCATTTGATAATGGCGGATTAATTACAGCAGCTGCAATTGATTATGATATGTGGCACATGTATGGTTTTCAAAGCCAAGGATCTACAGTAAAGATTCCATTTTTTACAAATGTAGATACACAGTGCGCGCCTTATGCAGCTTACCTATTAAGCAATGCTAGAAAGAATATATTATCAGGAACAATATCTATTGTTGGCAATGAGTACATGCAACCTGGTGAGGTTATTTATTTACCACAAAGAAACTTATTGTTTTATGTAACTTCTGTATCACATTCTTTTAATTTTGGCTCTAACTTTGAAACAAAACTAACTGTATCTTATGGTCATACTCCAGGTGAATACATTCCAACAACATTAGATGTAATTGGCAAAACAATATACAATAATTCTAGGAAGAATGAATTTGTTGTTTATAGACAAGCAGATGGTAATGCGATTGGCGCTTTGGAAGTTCACGGAAAGAATGCAACGGAGTTAGCATCAGAAGATATATTGTCATCCAATGATAATAGAAACTTATTGGAAAAATTAGGTCTTTTATTAAAAGCAGCAATTGCGAATGCAAATAGAGTTGTTATCAATGAATCTATTGGTAATAACATTATTGCAGGTGAAACTGGAATTGATAACAAGAATAATCAATATATTCAAAAACCAACAATTGAATTTAGATTTTATAATGCGGCATTGTATAATAACATCAATCCAAGTATAGAGGTAATTATTTCTTACATTAAAAAATCTGCAAATTTGGATTCTGTGCCTTATGAAATAAAACTTATTAATAAAGGTGATGATATAACCCCATCACAAGCTGCAATTTCTTTATCGAGAAAAATATCTATACAGTTAAATTCTCAAAAAGCAATTATGGGTGATATGGAATATTCTTTTGATTCAGTGATTGATTGTTATATTATCTTTAAAGATGGAGAAGTTTGATGTATGCTGAATCTTATGGCTTATTAAAAGTAGCCACAATTAAATCTGTAGATGTACAATCTGGTTTAATGGCAATTTCTTTAGATTTTGCCAACTCCATTGTGCAAGCTTCAGACTCCATTACAGTAAATATAAAAATACCTTACTCAACATATTATAAAAATGGTGTGTTTTCAGGTTCATTACCATCTGCTGGTACACAAGTTATTGTTGGTTTAGGATCTGGGGGTGAGTATTTTTTCGTTTCTTATTTTGGTAACAATGCAATAAACATACCTGACTTATCAGACAATCAATACATCTTAAAAAACTCAGATTATAATATAATAAATCTAACATCAAAAGATGAGTTGATTCTTGGTAATGATTTATCTTATCATTATTACTCAAATAAAAATAATAAATTCTCTGAGATAAATTATCCAAATATTTATACAATATCATCCGGCAAGTTATCATCAAATGGTGTTATCAAACGCGATCTTGTAAATAATTTAAATTACGGATCAAAGTTATCATCTATTTTATTTGAAAAATCTCTTGTAAATATTGGCTTTGACCCATCTGTTACAGTAAATCATTTAATTACTTCTCAATCAAAAAACCCCGGTTTAGTTGAAGATCGTGAAATTATTTTTGAATTTGATAGAGAATCTTTTGTTGAATCTGATATTATTGAAAAAGAAAAGTATTCAGAGAAAAAGCAAACTGTAGTAAAATATAATTTACCAAATAGATATGATAGCAAAGTAAATACATTATCATTGGGTATGAATCAACCCAATCACTTGATTGAGATTATCAAGGGAACAGTTGTTGATACATTTGGAAATATACTTGATATTAATAGGTATCCAATACAATTAAACAAAGATAATATTACTTTAAACAACTCAAATGAATCAAACAAAAATAAAGAAGTTGTATTTTCAGAATTAAAAAAGCGCCATAGAAAAGGAATTGCTTTTCATTTTGAATTGAATGCTAAAAAACAAAATACAATTATTGATTTTGATTCAAGAGCAGATAAAGCGAAAGAAAGATCAAGATTATTTTTTGATATTGATAAAGAGGGTCAATTAAAAGCAAATATACCAGCTTCTTCTGAAACTGGCAACATACCTATTCTTGTTAGATATGAGAATTTCTCCGCTTTTTCTGCAGAAGATAATGGGAATCCAAACAAATTTATTTTTAGAGAAGATAACTTAGATATTTTCCATGATTCATTTGTTGCGGATGGAGCTTTTTTTTCTATAGATAGAAAAAATAAAAAAGGAGGATCTATTTCAATCATTGATGATGGTGCAAATAGGTATCCAAATGATAGAATATTAAATACTCCATTGGCTCATGGTACTGCTCATCATGATATTTT